GGACTGCTGCTAACCCAACACTGTTTGCAGGTGAAACAGGTTTTGAAACTGACACAGGTAAATTTAAAATTGGTGATGGCTCTACCATATGGAGTTCTCTAAGTTATCAAAACATAAGTGGTGCTCAAGGTACAACAGGAACTCAAGGAGTGCAGGGAGTACAGGGAGTACAAGGAATACAAGGAGTACAAGGTGTACAAGGATTACAGGGAGTACAAGGAACATTAGGTGCTCAAGGTACTGTTGGTGCTCAGGGAACGTTAGGTGCACAAGGAACACTTGGTACTCAAGGTGCTGTTGGTACTCAAGGAACTCAAGGTACACAAGGTACTGATGGAACTCAAGGAACTCAAGGAACTCAAGGAACTCAAGGAGTTCAAGGTACGCAAGGAACTCAGGGAACATTGGGTTCTCAAGGAACTCAAGGTTCTCAAGGAACTGAAGGTGCTCAAGGAACGCTTGGTACCCAAGGTGCTACAGGTGCGTTTGGTGGAGAAACTTTTGAGTACAACTACCTAACTAATACCGCTGATACTGATCCTGGTGCTGGTAACTTTAAATTTAATAACACAACTTTTTCAAGTGCAACTCACCTCTATATCGATCCTACAGATGCTAACACTATAAACATCACCTCTTTCTTACAGACAGTTGATGATTCAACATCTTCAATTAAAGGAACTATTAAAGTAACTGATATTACTAATCCTTTAAATTATGCGTTCTTCCAAATTGTTGGCGTACACGATGATAACGCTGGCGATTATTTTGATGTGCCAGTTGCATACGTATCTGGTCCATTAGCATTATCAAATAATGATAATGTAACAATGACATTTGCTCGTGTCGGTGACAAGGGTGATCAAGGTATTCAAGGTGTACAAGGTGTACAGGGAGTACAAGGAAGTGCTATTCAAGGTACACAAGGTACTGATGGAACTCAGGGAACGCTAGGAACACAGGGTGCAGTTGGTTCTCAAGGTACTCAGGGTGTTCAAGGCACTACAGGTGCAGGCACACAGGGAACTGAGGGTGCTCAAGGAACTGTAGGTTCTCAAGGAACTCTAGGTAGCCAAGGTGTGGCAGGAACTTCTCCTTCAGGAACAGCCTCTGTTGCAGATGTACTAATGCTAGGCGGAATGTAACTAAAGTAGTTCTGTACTACCGTTGTGTATCTGGCTGTACTGCGCTGCTTCTTGTAAAAACTTTATAGGTTTGTATGTCTGTGGTTTTACCGTAAACGTATTAAACTTTATTTGATTTTCTTCTTGTTTCATTCTAAAGTTAAAAATGTACCAATCTACGGGGCAATTAATTCCTTTAGATTCAACATCATTTATTACTTTTTCTGCACCACGTCTGCTTACAGCATATCCTGCACATGACCACTGTTGATACGAACGACAGGTGTATTCTTGGTACACATCGTGCTCTGAAGAATTGTAAGCAAACAAAGAATCATCAGGAACAAAAAATGAAAAGAAATCCCAGATAGGCATAAGTTCACCTATATAAATACTTGCAATATTTTTAAAGTTTCTACTTACCATTATGTCATCTTCAAAAATAATTAATGTGTCATATTTAGATTCTAAAAACTTTTTATATGCCAAGTAATTACTTGCCCAAACTCCTATGACTCCAGATGATGGTGGAAAGGTCTCTCCTGGCTTACAGAAATCGGTAACGGTATTGACTTTAAATTTAGGTGTTTGATTAATAAACTCCTCAGCCTTTTTGGCAGTATCTAAATATACAGTTTCAGAGCCAAGACGAGGCAAGAATGACATTGATTTTAAAATGCCCTCGTAAGATTTGTTTCTTAATTCATTTCCAGTCTCAGTATGAAAGACCTCAAAGCAGGCGTTATCTAACACTTCTCAATCCATACCTGATATCCAGATTCAATTAAGGTGTACTCACCTTTACAGAGATTAAGAACGCAATCCACGCCCCTCTTAGGCTCTCTGTACTCTCCTCCACCGTAGTTCCAGAGGTAGTCATCAAATGCCATCACCCCACCTGATTCCAGGTGCCTAAAGCCATTCAGGCCATCTATAGCGGTCTGCAGAGCGGTGTGGTCGCCATCTATGTATATGAAGTTATATGAACTAGCGTAACGAATAAAGAAGTCATCACTGGTCATCTTGTGCTTTAAGATTCTTCCATCCTTTGGGAATCTTGAATCGTAGTAAGCCTCTACTGAAACAAAATCCAAAGATTCATGGGCGACTTCTTCACTGCCCTCCCATGTATCTACATCATCTAGATATTCGATCTCTCGATTATTAAGTAGCCACTGCGTGGCGTCTCCTGTGTAGGTTCCAATCTGCAATGCACGAAGTGGAACACTTGGCACATGTCTAAAGTACTTCTCTACATCTTTAAACCAATTAGGAAACATTATAGGAACAACTTTAAGTTATTAAGACAACTGTTTACGTACTCTTGAGACATCTCATGCCCATCTAGTAGATGGTTGAATAAAGCGTAACTTTCTGTTCTTCGTCCAATCCACCAACCAGCGACGGCTTTCTCAAATAATAAACAGTAAGTTCCGTTGTACTCCACATATCCAGGTAGCGGTTGATTGTGGGCGTGAGTTGCAAAGAGCAAACCTAACTCTGCAAAGGTATAGCACTCTTGGTACTCCTTGTTTCGTTCTTTAATTCTTGCCAGTAGGAAGTATGCCTCTGGTCTATTTGGTAGGTATGCAATGGCCTGCATGATGTTGTTGTATATGGTTCGGTTTCTATCTCCCTGAGCACCCCAACACAACGCCATCTTTAACAGAGAGGTGTAAGTAATTAGAGGGTGTGTTTTATACCCATACTCAGCAGCCCGTAAATAAAATCCAGCAGCCGATGCGTATTGCAATTGCTCTTCGTAGGCGATAGCAAGATTGAAATTATTCTCAACATCAATTGGATTCTCAGCCAGTTTTAGAGTCAACTCTCTAACGTCCATAGGACATAGCCTCCGTAATCATTCCGTTGACAACCTTCTTAGGGACCTCAAGAACAAAGGCGCAGTTATCTTGTACACCAAAAGTTAGTACTAGGTTCTTTTTTACAATCGTTGCGCCAACGCAAAATTCAATTGGCGTATCTAAGAATGAAAAGGAAGATGTAATTCCAACAAAGTTAAACTCTTTATCCCAGACAATCATTCGATGTCTGTATACGGAGTCCTTTTGGTTTAAATAATTTTTCCATAACTTAACTTCATGAGTAAATGCAATGTAATAATCGCCCCAAGCAATTACGTTAGTACCACCACGTTGATCGGGAGAAACAGGCGGAGTTTGTTTTACTAGCACCTGCTTACATTCAGACTTATCAGGATTAGCCCAAACAACTTCGGTAGGCATAGCCCACTTAACAAAATGATAAGGCTTATCAAGAATCGGCATCCAATTCTTTTCACAGTAGGATGTAACATCTACAGGAGGTGGGATACGGACTCGTTGAACTTCTTTGGCTGTCCACTTCTCTTTATTTAATTCAATCTTAGAGTACTCCATGCGACCTTGCCCATTGGGCGTGGTATCACGCCGTACCCCGATCAGGTAGTAGTTACCATCCCACTGAGTAATGCGGACATCTTCTTCACCAACAAACTCCCAGATAGGAGGTACATTAAATTTAGAGTAATCAACTTCAGTAAAATTTATCAAATTATAATCTTTATCAAGACGACCTAAGTAGTTAGTCGTAACTAGCCGTTGATCTTTTTCAGGATGTAGATAAGAAAGTGGGCCCCAAGGACTAAAGAATCTCTGATCTTTTTCGGAGTGATAGAGGGTGTAGTTTACATGCCTAATATTTACAAGAATATCCCCATCATCATCAACAAAAATTGATGGGTTCATTAAGCCCATACCAGAGGTAGTTGAGTGGGGTAGAATTAGGGGCGCTAATTTGCCCCCTTGAGATACGGATTTATGCACCAAATTCATGGGAACACTTTAGCCCACATAACCAGTCTGTACCAATTAACCTTTACCTGTTTACCAGTACAAGTAAGAGTTACTTAGGTACCTTATACGTACCTTACTTAAGGAGTCACATGGCAACAGCATATAAAATTTTAGGTCAAGTAGACACAGCAACACTTGGTGCTACTACCGAAGGAACCTTATTTACCTCGACAGGTGTTGAGACAATTGTTTCTTCATTAATCATTACAAATCAAGCAGCATCCTCTGCAACGTACCGCATTGCTGTTCAACCTTCTGCAGATGCTGGCTCAAGTGCAACTGCAAAGCACTGGATTGTCTATGGCGCAACAGTTGCAGCCTCAGACTCAGTTGTCCTAACTGTAGGATTAACTCTTGCTGCTGGTGATCGTGTTCGTGTCTTTGGTTCAACAAATACAATGTCATTCTCAGCGTACGGAAGTCAGATCTCCTAATGGCAATTCGGAAGGCTAGTGACTCTAATTTAACTGGCAAGAAGTACAACGATGCTTCTGCTGGTGCCACAAAAATTGCAGATGTTCCAGATGCTCCAACAATTACGGGTTCGCCTACACGAATCCACCAAGGAGCCACAGTACCCTTCACTGCGCCAACCACAGGTGGAACTCCTACTGAGTTCACTATTGAAGCGTCACCTGGCAATGTAAGTGCAACTGGTGCAACTTCTCCAATTCAAATTCAAGGATTAACTGCAGGAACTGAATATACCTTTAGAATTAAAGGATCCTCTACGGGAGGTCCTGGTATACGTTCTTCTGCTAGTAATGCAATCACAGCAGCAAATGCTTCGTATGTATTAGCAAGTACATATAATTCAAGTGATACTTACACAGTTCCTTCAGGAGTATCTGAAGTAACAGTCTTTTCATTTGGAGGAGGAAGTGGTGGTAGTGCTGGCGGTGCTGGCGGTGCAGGTGGGGCGGGCGCTGCTGGAATAGTTCCAGTTACTGCAGGAAGCACCTATAGTATTGGTGTTGCTGCGGCGGCTGGTACTTCAAATTTTGGTAATGCTCTTTCTAGTAATGCTGCTGGAAATGCTACTTCAAAAAATGCTGGTAACGGCGGGGGCAATGCTGGTAATAATGGTTCACCAGGCGGTGCTGGTGGAAATATCAACAAGAGTGGCATCACACTTTCTTACGGCGGTGGCGGTGGCGGTGCTGGTAATGGTGGCACTGCTAATCCAGCAAATGAATGGAATGGTTTTGGTATAAGTGCTGGCGGAAACGGTGGCGGCGCTGGCGGCGCTCCGTATGGTGCTGCAGGCGGTAGTGGTGGTACTGGATACAATAACTGTTGTCCACACTCATTGGGAGGATCTCCTGGTTCTGCAGGAGGAACTGGTCAAGCCCGTGGCGGTGGCGGTGGCGCTGGCGGTAATGGTGGCCGTAATAACTTTGGTGGCCCTGCTCCTGGTGCACAGCCTGGTGGTGCTGGCGGTACAGGTCAAGTAATTGTTTATGAATATAAGGTGGTGTAGTTGATGCCAAATTACGCTTGTATAAAAGATGAAACTGTTGTTAATATTTTAGTCTTTGAGGAAGATGCAGTGGAACTTAAAGAACAAATTAGACTAGAGTTGGATTATGACTTATTGGTTGATATCAATGATCAACCTGTAGTTGTAGGAGATGGGTACGTTAACTCAGACTTTGTTCTAAGTAATCCTATTCTAGAAGATGATGTAACAGTTATTGAAGAAGACCCTAATGCACCTGTACGATTAACAGGAGTTCCTTACATTCCTGAGTAAATTTAAACTTCTATTAATTGTAGTTTAAACTGTACTTGTAGTATTCTTTAGTACTGCCACAATAGGGAGCAATAATGGAAATACTTTTTACAAATACATATGATGTTCCAAAAGAATACGAACCAAAACCAGCCAGTGCTTTTATACCTGATTGGTATAAAAACATGCCTTCTTATTTAGGAAATAAAAAGTTACCTTCAGAAGACGGTACAACTGCTTCAAGTTTAAAAAGATGCATGCCTGTTTTTGATTCGTTAGTTAGTGGTTATATAATTACATCATATACTGACGTATACATCTCTCAAAGAGAAGTTGTAAAACATGAACCTGGAAAAGAAGAAGTTATTGAGGGGTATGTTCCATGGTACCAATGGCCTAGTTTTAATGCTATTGAATTTCATCCGCAAACTCAAGCACCTGGTTATGTTAATCAACATGCTATGCCAAAACACACATCTTATCCAAAGTGGATAAACTCCTGGGCTGTAAGGACGCCCAAAGGATACTCGTGTTTGTTTCTTCCACCAGTGCATCGTGAGTCTGAGTTTTCTATTTTACCAGGCATAGTTGATACTGACTCTTATTTTGCTCCTGTTAATTTTCCATTTTACTTACATGATTGGGGTTATGAAGGAACGATCCCAGCAGGAACCCCGCTTGCTCAAGTAATCCCCTTTAAAAGAGATAATTGGCAAATGAAGATTACAAATGAAGAAGATGACACTTTTAAAGAAACCTTTAAAATAATTAAGGGGTTAAAAACTGTGTTTTTTGATTCATACAAAAATAGGTATAGACAAGAAAAAATATATAAATAGAGGATAATCTCCACTATGCGTGGCTCCAAAGTCCAAGGACGATTTAAGATAGGGTTTGAAACCCTCTCTATGGATGAGGGCATGGTCGATGAACTTCGTGATCCTATTGGAACTATTGTTGACTGGTGGACTTGGGATGATGCAGCCCTTGCTGCAGACTACGCAAATTATGTAGATCCAGTTTATGATGTGTCAAATCAAGATCCTACTAAAGGTCGTAG